CATCCACAATTTTAGGAGAAGATTTAAAAAAATGGTTGCAATAAGTTATAATATATTATAAAGAGTTATTTAAATGAGAATGGTGCAACATTCTCCGAGTATGGCTGAACAACTGTAACAAAGTAGTAAGGCACGCTTGAGGAACGATATGAAGCGAATGCTTTGAAGGGTCCAAGGGTGGTACTGAAGTACTAGTTAACATTTAGGAAATGTTGATTTGTCGGGAAAAGGTTGGGGGTAGTCAAAGAATCCCCCTACTCACAAAAGAAAGAGAGGAACTATGTTTATAACAAAGTTTGGAATAATATTTATAGGAGTGATTGTAGCTTTAGTTTTGTTCTGGAGACACATATTTATTTTAACCTTATTTATCTTATCAATATTATTTATTTTAGAAATTAACTACGGTGGTTTTACCGGATTTATGACTTCATTAACAAATGGGAAAGGATAAGTTATGCAATCAGTTAAAGAAAAAATTCTAGACAGCGCTATGGAAGCTGTTGGAGAAAGAGAATTCACTCATGGGGAGTGCGTTGAAAATAACAAAAACATTGCAGATTTATGGACAGCTTATTTAGGTGTTCCATTAACAGCTGATGAAGTTGCAGTAATGATGATCTTGTTAAAGGTTGCCAGAACTAAATCTAGATCAGCAGTTAAGGACCATTATGTAGATATGGCTGGTTATGCTGCAATAGCTGGAGAGATAGTCTTGGGAGGGCATCCGGATGACAAGAAGTCAATTTTGGATAAAAGTTAAAAAAACACAGGACGCCTATGAGAGGTCAGATAATCCTGTAGCAAAACAGATATGGCATTTAAAATTATTAAATTTGATGATGCGATTAGAAGAAGTGGAGAGTAAAGAAAATGGCGAGTAGATATTCGACGATAGCAATTAAACCCAAGGTACATGAAGATATAAAAAAATTAGCAAAACATAGTTTTCAAACTGTGGGTGGTTATATTGAAAAATTAATAGAAAGAGAAATGAAACAAATGAAATGGGAGAAAGAAAATGGCAATAATATGTCACAACTGCAAGGGTAATGGGTATCTCAGATTGGCATTTGAGGCAGAAGAATCAATTGAGCAGTGTAAGGTTTGTAACTCACAAGGGGAACTCGATGAAAGTAAGAACTACTACCAAGCGTGGAGTGGTGGGATTTCGAATGAAAGAGATAACTTCTATTGGGGACCACCATTGGACCCAGAGTCATTCAAAAACTACAAAATTTATCCAAAGTAAACCTATTGTGGATGTTAAGAAAGGGGAGGAGCCAACATTTTGACTATATATCATAACACGATTAAGAAAGATAAAGTGATCACATATGTCTACAGCGAAGAAGATAATGTGTGGTTCGTAAACAAAATAACAAAAAGGAGAGACTTATGCATTGGCAAAACATGTGGACCGATGAAGATAATAAAAAACTTATTCAATTGGATGAAAAAGGATGGAGAGTAAGGGATATTGCCATATTAATGAATAAAAGTAAGAATGCTGTTGCCGGCAGATTACATAGAATTAGAATTAAAAATGGACATAAACCTAAATTTCATAGAGGTGTAAAAAGGAGATACATACCTGAAACAGAAAAAATAGGAGAACGTAGATGTAATTTGTGTAATCAAACTTTTCCTATTTCTTCAGTATTACAGAGATTCTGCGAACCATGTAAAAGAACTGATTTTTATAGGTATGCGGGGTAGATATTGCGATTTGTTACAATATGTTGTATAAATAGCACAGGGTTTAGTACGAAAATTATGTCTTAATTTAGGCTTAAGATGTAATAGATAGGAACGGCCTGTGAAGGGAAGAGGTCATGAACCTAAATGAAGCCCAAAAAAACATATTAAATCGTATGATTGAAGGATTACGTCCTGGATTGTCTAAAACCAGGGCGTTGTCTCTTCTAGCTAAGTACAATATTTTTGATAAAAAATTAATTCAACAAAAATTAAAACAATTGGAGGGAGACAATGTCCTCTTATTCACTACCAAACAGTCCAATTAAAGAAGTCAAACATTGTCACAAATGTGGCAGAGTCACCGTACATTTTTTAAACCCTAAACATGATGTTATTATGTTGCCAGATGTTTGGGATGAATTGGTTCGTAAAGGATTTAATGCAATGAGGCGTTATATGTACCTTCCTAAAGAATTATTGGACCTAGATCCTAAATTTTTCTAGTATAGAATGCACAGAAATATTTTTTTAAAAAAAATTAAAAAAAATGTCAAAATAGGTGTAACCGGTGTAACCGGTCTTGTATCCCTTATCCAGCTTCAAAAATGGGTTACACCATGGTGTAACCGAGGTGTAACCGGTGTAACCGTAAAACCAGTGAGAGAAACATTTTTGGGATTTTATTTGAGTTTTCTGTTAAAAACATTCTATACATTGTAAAATGAGTCAACTAACTGAAATTAACATAACTGCTAAACAAAGAAAGTTTGCAGAGCTTTTGGTAAAGCATGATGGTGAAAAGAGCGCAACTGAATGTGCTATTATAGCTGGTTATCCTAAAAAGACTGCCAGGATATATGCTAGTAGATTGCAATCAGCTAAAGAATTTCCAAAAGTTGCTAATTATATATCATTATTAAGAGAAGAAATTCATAAGAAGTATATGTCTAATTTGACTAGACATATGAAAAGATTAGATGAGCTCAGTAAGAGCGCAGAAGCAGAAAAGAATTATTCAGCAGCAGTAAATGCAGAAGTTTCACGAGGAAGAGCTGCAGGATTATATGTGGATCGAAAGGAGATATTAACAGGTTCAATTGATAAAATGAGTAAGGTCGAAGTAGCAGATAGGCTCAAAGATCTAAGGAATAGATTTCCAGAAGTCATTGTAGACGCATCTCATGAAGAGATTGAATCCAAAGACTAATAAGCATTTTGTATGTGGTGTTGATTTTAGAGAGGATGGGTACGTTTTCGACGGATATATAACTGCAAGATTAAAGAAAGATGGATACTATAAAGAGAATTGGAGAGAGCCAAATAGTTACAAAAGAAATGTGGAAAAGAAAAAGATTTATAAAAAGAATTTGTATGACAAGGTATCTAACTATCTAAATGAATATAAATTAAACAAAGGATGTCAAGAGTGTGGCTACAATGAAAGTCCTTATGCTTTAGAATTTCATCACAGAGATAGAAAATTAAAGACAAAAAATGTTTCAAATTTTAGAAAAAGCAGTTGGACACAGCTTGATCAGATAGTCGAAGAAGTAAAAAAGTGTGATATTTTATGTTCAAATTGTCATAAAATTTTGACTCAAAAAGAGATAAACAATGCGTCCTGAGAAAAAATTTTGGAAAGAAATTAAAAATAAAACGTCGAATGTTAACTGGACTAGAATTGAGTCTTGGGCATCACCTGGAGTGCCTGATTTGTTTGGAGTTTTCAAAGGTTTAAGCACAAAAAAAGGAATACAATTTTGGGCTGAATTAAAATGTAATAAGTTACAAAAAGTTATCATTTCTCCTAAGCAAATTGCCTGGCATTATGCTCATACAAAGCATGGTGGTGTCAGTTATATATTTGTAAAGATTAGCAACAGGACCCATGGTCCTGGAGGCATAGCTATATTCCCAGGACATATGAGTCGTGAACTACATATTCATGGTTTAGATCTGTTGAACCAGGGTTCAGGATACATGATACCTGATCCTTGGACTGAAGAACAATTATTAAAATACCTTGAGTCGCAGCCGTCGGTTTAATTCGAACTATTAGTATAAGTTACCGGCCGGCCGGTCCGTGAGTTCTCCTATGTCAAGTTCTAGAATCATTAGGTTTTCTGCCGATTCTTAGTTCCATCTGAAGCGTGCAGCCGCAGCTGCTGCCAGGGGTCAGGATACGTTAATCAAAATACCTTAAGTTTCAGCCGTTTGTTCATGGATCCTGTATAGTAAAAAGTTCGGCCGGCCGAGCCGTGGTGTTCCCAGTATTATTTTCCCAGAAGTCTGCCATTCTTTTTACCTGAATCATGGATCGGAATCCAGGAAGCGTGATGCTTCATTGAAATACCTTGAGGCACAACCTAGAATTTGTGGGTTTCTTATAGTGGATGGGCAGCGGACCGTGCAGCGAGTTGTGCTTCATACCAGTCTGGAACTTATTCAAAAGAAATGAATTTGCGTCTTGACATTATAATTAGTTATAACTATATATGTATATGTAGTTCAATCGGATTCCGTACCTGACAGGGCTGGAGAGTTTAAACACCAGATAACGGCTACATATGTATTGTAGTAATCGAGAGTCTAAGTACTTAGGTACATTCACCACTAGCAGGGGAGATTACTACACACTAACCAAAGGAGAAAGATTATGGGATTAGACCAAACTATGTATAGTTCTTCAGACGAAAAACAATATGACTGGAGAAAGCATGCAAGGCTACAGCAGTTCATGGCACGGAAGTGGCGTGAACAAAATAAAGGAAAGAATTTGACTTCATATGATTCAGGTGGTCTTAGTCATCTCGGTTTTAACGCAGGTGATGAACCTCTCATCCTAAACAGGGAGTTATTAGATGAATGGGAAAAACAAATTCAAGAAGGTTACTATAATTCATTTGCGCCTGATGGATTTTTCTGGGGGCAGCAGTTCCAAGAAGAGTCAGTGAAGGAGTATAAGGCTCAAGACCAAGAGGCATGTGATTGGGCTCGAACTCAATTAGATGCTGGTCATCAGATTCGGTATACATGTTCATGGTAACTAATTCATCTTGCCCCACTCAAATGAGTGGGGTAATTGAAATACCTTCGACGGCAGCCGTTCCTGGTTGTTATTTATATAGTTGGATTCACCGGCCGGCCGGAGTTACTAGAAACAGTAGAAAACTTTCCCAGTTTTCCGCCATTCTATTTGATTCGAAGCGTGGATCGGATCCTGAAGCTGAGATGCTTCAGAATTTGATATGGGAGAAAACCTAGTGTTTTGGCCAATTGTTTGGATCGCCTTCATTGCCTGGATCGCAGCTGCACAGATGCAGCATGGGCTGGTGCAGCAGCTGTTGCTATTTATCCTGTAATATTGAAATACCTTGATTGGCAACCTGGTCTTAGGTTTATACTAATAGTATAAATTCCGGCCGGCCGAACCAACCGAACTTCCTGTGGAATTTTTAGGAATTTGTATAGAATGGGTTTGAAAGTGGGTTTTACCAAAAACTGCCAAAATTTTTGTCCCATATTTAAGCGACAATGAGGTTTAAGGAAGTGGGCTGTATGATTAGACCTGTGAATTTAATGGAATTTAGTTGTTGCAATTAGTTATAACTTATGGTTTAACTAACTATCAATTAAATTAATTAATTGATTTAACCATTTAGAAAGAGGTTATTATGACTAAAAAATCTAAATTAAATGCAAAAGCAACTGCTACTCTTGTTGAGTATAGAACTGCTTTAGATATTAAGAATAGTATTGATAAGTTAGTATCTCAACTAAAAAGTGAATTTACTGAAATAGTAAATAATCATAAGTTAGTAAGTGATAAGAAAAACTTTGTCTTTGATTTTGACAACGATACTTTTGTTATATCACAATCAAGTCGTGATATATTAAATCAATCTGAAGTTAAGAAGTTATTAACTTCTAAAAAGTTAGCAATACCATATAAAACTAGTACATCAGTTAGTATTAAAAATGTTAGTGGTTCGGCTAATAATGTTGATAATGAACTTATCAAAATGTTGAAAGTAGGTAATAATGCCTAACTTCGACCTAACGCAATTAAATAGTTTAATTACGACTAACGGGGATAACCCCGTTAGCACTTCAACAAGTGATATGCCTATCATTAACAATATGAGTAAGGAAATTAATTGGCAACTATTGGCAGGATTTCTTGACCAAGAGATATTTCAATTCATACTAAAGAATAAAGATAACGAAGTTATCAGACAATTTGGTATTGAACTTGCTCAGAAGTTAGCAACTAACTTCGGATTGTCTAAAGAACAATGAAGTATATAATATATTTATTCAAGGCACTTATAACAAGTGCCTTGTTATTCTTCTTGCTATGGTTTTGGTTCGTTGCCACAACACCGATACAAGCAATATAAAATTAAATACTAATTACATTTACCCACAGCCCAGCAATCGTTGGGCTTTTCTCATTATTAAAGTTAGTTAAATCTTTTTACCAACAACGAAATCTCGCTGGTTCGGAAAATCCCCCCTGTCCCCTATCTTATCTTATCCTCCCCTTGCATCACTGTTTTGGCCTGTCAGAGACTCCCCCCACAACTTCAGAAAAACAAGTCGGTTGAAAAATTTTTAAAAAAATTGTAAAAGTAGGGAATGTCTTTGGATTTCGACACAACAAATCCTGAAGAAGCTAAAGCCTTAATGTTGAAGTTAGAACTTCGACAAAAAGAATTAGATACTGCTACTAAAGCAAAAGAAAATTTTTTAGACTTTGTAAGGGCCGTATGGCCTGAGTTTATTTCAGGATACCATCATAAAAAAATTGCAGAAAAATTTCAGCAACTGAAAGATAAAAAATTGAAACGTTTGATCGTGAACATGCCACCAAGGCACACGAAGTCTGAGTTTGCATCCTATTTACTTCCAGCATGGATCATGGGCCATGCACCCAAAACCAAGATCATACAAGCAACGCACACCGGCGAACTGGCCTTCCGCTTCGGAAGGAAAGTAAGAAACCTGATGGATCACGAAGATTACAAACGAGTATTCAAGGACGTTGAACTATCACAAGATTCTAAAGCTGCAGGTAGATGGGAAACAAATCACGGAGGAGAATATTTCGCAACAGGTGTAGGTGGTGCTATCACCGGTCGTGGTGCAGATCTATTAATAATTGACGATCCCCATTCCGAGCAAGATGCATTATCAGAAACAGCATTCGATAATGCTTATGAGTGGTACACATCAGGTCCAAGACAAAGACTTCAACCAGGAGGTGTCATTGTTATTGTCATGACAAGATGGTCGACAAAAGATCTGACAGGAAGATTAGTAGGAGCTCAAAAAGAAGTTAAAGCAGATCAATGGGACATTATAGAATTCCCAGCAATATTTCCAAAGTCGGGCAATCCTATATGGCCTGAGTATTGGAAGAAAGATGAATTACTATCGGTCAAAGCTTCCTTGAATGAACAGAAGTGGCAAGCACAATGGCAACAAGCACCTACCTCTGAAGAAGGATCTATTATTAAAAGAGAATGGTGGATGAAGTGGGAATCTAAAACCCCTCCTAATAACATACAACATATTATACAAAGTTATGATACAGCATATTCTAAAAAAGAAACAGCAGACTATAGTGCTATTACTACCTGGGGTGTGTTTACCTCAGAAGCAGACGGGAAAGTTTATTTAATATTATTAGATGCAATCAAAGGCAGGTGGGATTTTCCTGAATTAAAAAGAAAGGCCCTTGCTAAATATAAACAGTACGAGCCCGAAACAATCATTATTGAAGCTAAAGCGAGCGGATTGCCCCTGACCCATGAACTCCGACAAGTAGGTATACCTGTTACGAACTTTACACCAAGCAAAGGAAATGATAAGCATGTAAGAGTAAACGCTGTAGCACCGGTATTCGAAGCAGG